TAATCTGTTTGGAGATTCAATGGTGTCTGATGCTAATGTAAACCCAAATACTTCTTCGATTTCTCTTTCTAAAAATCCTTCATTATTCCCACCTTGAGGTTTCTCAGATATAATTTTTTTATAACTACCAAAATGTTGAGCAAGTGTTCCCCTGTTTGTAATACTAATTAAAGAACCATCAGCTAAAGTTTCTTGAATATTATATTGCCCACCTCTATCATTTGAAATAAAAATATAGGGGTTTACATTTCTACTACCAATTCTAATACTGTTTCCATGTCTACCCTCTAACATAATATCACCATGTACTTCATTAATAGATGTGCTTTCATCTAAGTCGGACTGTGGTTTTTTTGCTAATCTATGATAATCTTTCTTTTTAAAATTTAATGATTCACCTCTAGATAATCTTTCATTGTTTTTTAAAATATTTTTATTTTTACCAACAGCTCTTTCGGTTTGATATAAATTATCTTTATTCCAATTTGGATGATTGTCTGTATT